GGAAGAGGTAAGAAAAGGATGATTTTAGAAATCCTTTTCCTTACCCCCTTAGCTTGAATCCACCTTACATTGGGACACAAAATAATAACAACATACACTTATATATATAAGAGCGTTTGTTGTTATTATTGTTAACCTAAATGTAATTTTATAGATTAACAATCTTCTGGTTTAAATAACTCTCCTTTATCAACATTTAAGATTGGTGTTTCTCTTAAATATCGACGAATAGTCATTTCGCTAACTTCCATAATTTCGGCTACCCGTTTAATATCTGCTCTACCGTTAAAACCATTTTCAGCAGCGGCAATATTAAAGGCATCTACCAGTTGCTCTTTTTTCTTTTCCTTAGCAGCTTTTTTGCGTTTGTTTATAACATTAGCGCCTTTTTGTTGCGGACTATCAAATTGAGCCATTGCAAGAAACCCGTTTGTATCCACCTTGTGAATAGGATACTCAAACCATAAATCTACCGGTTTAAACTTAGGATATTCTCGAAGCGTCCCTTCCATTCGCCATGCAGTACATTGGCTAGTATCAATAGGAGCATCTTGGAGTTTATCCTCGTTCATGTTCTCGAGTTCAAGTTCTAGTAAGTCAAGTAATGCATCTGGATCACGAGCGAATACACCGGAGCCGGATGCACGGTCCATAGACCGCTTACCACTTTGGCTGCCTTTTGAATGGTGATGACAATAAATAACTGCGCATTTAAGTTCAGTACATACCTTGTCAAACTGATTACAGAAATTTGCCATTTGATCAGCACTATTTTCGTCACCTGTAATAACCTTGTAGATAGGGTCAATAATGATAGCTTTGTAATTACGCTTTTGGGCTCTACGGATAAGTTTAGGTGCCAATTGGTCCATTGGTAATGACTTACCACGTAAATTCCATATGGATATGTTTCCAATGTTTGTTGGTGACTGTTCAAGGGCCTCATATACATCTTTAAATCGATGTAAGCATGACGCTCTATCAAGTTCTAAATTGACATATAGAACTTTACCTTGTGTACAGTTAAATCCAAACCATGGCTTACCTTCAGCAATGGAAATGCATAATTGAATTAACGCAAATGATTTGCCTGCTTTAGATGGTCCGGCAATGAGCATTTTATGTCCTTCACGAAGAATTCCTTCAATTAATGGAGGTGCAAGGTCTGGCATGTTATCCCATAATGCGTCAAGTTCTTCTGGTTCCGGTAAATCATCATTAACGGATGCGATCCATTCCTCCCATTCCTTATAGTTTTCTTTGCCAATGTTGGTTGCCATAAGGAATTGGGGGTTGCCATCTCGCATAACGCCCGGCATTCTAGATAATCTACTAGGATTACGATTCTTTTTATCCGGCTTGAAGCCATTCTTTTGAGCAATGGAATATATAAAGTCAACACGCTTTCTGTATTCCTCATAGGAGTACGCATCAACTTTAACGATGGCATGAATCGATTTACCACCACTAAATACCATGGCTGCAATTGGTAATTCTAATTGTTCAAGAATAGCTTTTTGCTTTCCGAGCGACATGTTGTCAGATTCTAATAACATATACCGAAATGCGGTTACGTTATCATTTTTAACCCCTTTACCATCAATTGGATTAAAGCGAATCCATGCACCCATTTCTTTGTTAAAGGTGCCAAACACATTTTCTAATTGCGTTGTGCCGTTAATACCATCTAGGATTTGTTGTACCGTACGGCTATAATTTCCCATCGTAGGAGACTGTTTTCCGTCCGGTAATGCAAATGTATTAACTACATATCCAACGTACTCCTCCGGCTCAAATAACGTAGTCAGATATGTAACAATATCTTGTTTACGTTGCTCTAAAGGATAAGATTTAGGAATCGTAACATCGGATTCTTCTATCCAGTTCTTATCAACGACTTGATATTGTTCCGGAGTTGTGGCCAATACCATGGAATCAAAACTTAATGCCTCATTATTTTCAAGCTTACGTTTAGATGTCCATCCGTTTTCTTTTGCCATTTGAGTGATCGTGGCACCGGTAACAAGTTTCCCAGTATAGCGACCAAAGGATTCCCATTTAGCAGCACATTCACCCTCATGGAATCGTTCTCCATCATCTGCAGACCATTCTTCCCATATAAACATAGGATAGCCCTCTTGATGGAGAGCAAGTCCTACGTTTAACCATTCCTCATAGGAGCATTGGGCAGGGTCTATATATTCGAGTAGTTCTCGTAAATCAATTTTGCTTTCCATGTTTACTCCTTACCATTGAGGAACAAATTCTTCTACAGATGGCTTGTATGTAGCAGGCACTACACCTTTAGGAATGCGCCAACCACTAGCACTAATACGACTAATCATCTTAGAGGCTTGGTTATTGCTCCATGTTCCTACATTTTTAAATCCTTTGTTTTCAAGGAATCTAATTTGTTTAGGTGTAGACAATCCTTCTTCACGACGTTTTTGCAATCTATCAATTAGCATAGATGCTTTGCCAGCATCTTCAATACTGTCACCATTGATACCAAATTGCTCAAGAGTTTTCTTTTGGCTATCCGTAATCGCACTCATTTGCCAACCAAAGGCTGGAACATAATGGGTAAGGTCTTCAGCTTGGATAGAAAACTCGAATTGCAATGGATCAACAAGTTGTGCTTTTTTCTTACGCATAGCAGCGAGTTCTTTTGCAAGCGCCTCTTCACGTTGAGCTAATACGTCAGATTCTGCATCCCTTTCGCATTCTTCAAGGTCCATTCCTTTTTCTTCAAGAATTTCCGTCATGCGTTTGGCCACATCATCTGACTTAGCGATTAAATGAGCTGGTCTACATAGTTCGTGACGTTCTACATGCCATAGAAAATCTAAAATTAATAGATGATCTTTACCCGGTGAAAGCCGTGTGCCACGTCCTATCATTTGACAATACAAGGCACGAGACCGAGTAGGACGTAATACAATAACACAATCAACGCTTGGACAATCCCACCCTTCAGTGAGTAGCATTGAATTACAAAGCACATTATATTTACCTTCAGCAAATGCTTGTGTAATTTCTGTACGGTCTTGGCTTTTGCCATTTACTTCTGCAGCTTTAAATCCTCGCTCATTAAGAATTTCACAGAATCGTTGACTGGTAGCAATTAATGGTAAGAATACGACGATTTTTCTATCTCTGTATTCCATTAATTTGTTGGCTATTTCCTCTAAGTAGGGCTCTAATACCCTACCAATATCACCTACGGAAAAATCGCCAGTTGAAATCTTAACCGATGAGATATCTAATGTGAGCGGTAATGTTTGTACTTTAATCTTAGATAAGAACCCCTCTTGAATAGCTTTAGGTAGTGTATATTCAAATGCTAAACTTTCAAATACACGTCCTAGATTTTTCATATCCGAGCGATCTGGTGTAGCCGTAACGCCTAATACTTTTGCTTGGTCAAAGTAATTTAATATAGCTTGATAGCTACTAGATACAGCATGATGTGCTTCATCAATGATAATGACATCAAAGTAGGTTTTACTGAACATTGACAATCGTTTATCTTTGCATAATGTTTGAACAGAACCGACTATGATGCGGTCCCATTGTCCAAGACATGTATGTTCAGCCTTTTCCATTGCCGTTGTAAGTCCTGACGCACTCATAATTTTGTCAGAAGCTTGCTGTAATAGTTCTTCACGATGCGCAAGGATAAGAACACGCTTACCCCTGCGAACCGCTTCCTCAGCAACTTTGGCAAAACAAATCGTTTTCCCTGTACCAGTCGGAAGAACCAACAATGTTTTATTAACCGTTTCCCATTCATGCCATATCGAGTCTACAGCCTGTTGTTGATACGGTCTAAGTTTCATTAGAATGCACCGTATCCATTGGTTTGAGCATTAGGACTTGCAAAACATTTTTTTATTTCGTTACGAGTACCATTATTACCATCATTTTTCACATAGCCTTGTTGTGACAATTCACACATGGCTGACTTACCCAATAATTGTTCAGGGTCAGGATTGTAGTTTTCACCTTTCTTAGCAAGACCTACGGCCATAAATAATTCTGTAACTTTCCAAATGGTTGACTTTGTATAGAATAAGTTGTGAATCAATTTTGTTTTGCCTTGATCGCCACCATCTACTTCTAGGGTAATTTGAGCTTGTGGACAAGATGGCAGCTTGCTACCTTCTTTAGGTTCATAAAATTTCTTTGCTACATCTGTGATTACAAATGGATAAGAACCAGCTTCAAGTAACGTATATTCACGTTCTTCCGCTAAAATAGGTTGGTCAAATGAATATACTTCTTCTGCTTTACCGAATGTTTCAAAATTGCTTTGTGTTGTCATAATAATTAATTTCCTTTCTTAATTGCTTCAACAATATTTGGCCAGAATGGGATAATCCACCCATTAACGAATTCTGGATCATAATTTTCAAAAGGCGTACCTTGAGGATATTTCCCCCGTGCAACAACAACCGACTGTACTTGATCTAATGACACACCATCTTTAGCCATTAAGTCTCTCAATGCTTTAGGGATAGGTGTTTCAACTAGTGGAGTATCATGTTCTTCTGTTGCTGCTTTAGTTTTAGGCTCAACTTTTGGCTTTTCTTGAACCGTTCCAACTTGATCTTTTGCTGCTTGCATCACCTCTGGAGGATACTTGTTAGGATCTTCCTTTAGAATATGTTCTGCAGCAATGGTTGCTAATAAATCTTCTGGAATTACATGAGCGATTTGGCTGTATTCAAATGGCATCATGTCTGGCAATCCATGCCGGTTTTTGGCATCCCATGCAGGGTTATGAGTAGCGTACATTAAACGCTTACCATTGGTTGCTTTCTTTTTGTTTGTTTGAGTAGTGATGATTTCGTTTTTATAATTGGCAAAGAGTACCATGTCCGCCCATTCCTTAATAAGAGGAGATGTCTGGCTGCCGGTTTTCTTACCAAGTTTTAATTCAAATCGATCATAGGCGCCTAGTTCGTCCGGTTGTTCAAATTTTCTAATTTGAGCATGTGCTGTAAGAACTACATTCATACCAGCATCAATCACTTCATCTAGTAGATTAAGGAATCGGCCCATTTCCTCACGAACAAACACATATCCATTACCATACCCAAAGTCCTCAATTCCTTTCTTTTGGTGTTGTGCGCAGATATATTCAACGCACAACTGTTCAGCCCAATCGATAGTATCGATTACTAGTGTCCGATATAGACCTGGCATCATTGCGAACTCTTTCACATAAGAAACAAGCATTTGCCATGATGTAGGCTTATCAGTACGAGCCACATTTAAGTGGTCCGTACTGCCTTCTGTATCAATAAATACAGGCGATGGGAATTGACTTGCGAATGTTGTTTTACCAATCCCCTCGACGCCATAAATGACGACCTTTTGAGCACGTTTACGTTTACCGGTTATAATGTTCATTAAAAATCACCCCATTCATTTTCAGGTTTAGTTTCATTAACTGGTGCTGCTACATTACTGTACTCTTCACCTTTAATGTGTCCATCTTCAATAATGATGGAACATTCATCTTGGTTATTAGTAACACGAGTAGCAATGACCTGTAGTCCTTCCGATTCAAGCCAAGCCCCAAATTCTTTCATAGTATCTACATCCATTTGTTCGAGTTTATCCATAAGTACAAATCCACACTTAGGATTTAAAGCTCTAACAATTGCTGTAGCTACTTTTAACTGTTCCGCACCGGACATGCAATCCCATTGACGATCATTGTAGATAAGGACGCCATCTTGAATGG